CTTCCTTGACCATCTGGCGCTTTTGCCCGAACAGGTGCATCATAGGGCTATCGACCGCCGACGACTGCGATTCCATCTTGGCCACGATGACACCGGCCTTCACGGCAATCATCATGTCGGTGGCCATGGTCATGATGAAACTCTTCAGCGGCATCAAGGCCCGCTGGTAGACCGAACGACCGGAGAAGCCGAACGCAGCATCCTGATACTGGATGTACATCGGGTCTTCGTTCATCAGCACCACGGCGCGCGAGCGGTGGTAGAACTTGCCCGCCACCGACACGCCGCTGTGCTTCTGGAAGTCGAACGAATTCGGGTCCTGATTTAGGACCAGAGAACCGGCGGTGTTGAGGGGGTCCCACACCGCAAAGCCGACGTCCTTGGATGCTAGCTTCTTGAAGTCAACCGCCTCTGCGGTGTCGTCGTCCCGGACCATGAGGCCCAAAGTGGTGATCCCATAGACGCGGGCCAGTCGCGCGGTGTTGAAGATGTGGCGGTCACAGGCAAGCTCTTTCCAGCTGGCCAGAAACGCCTCTTTGATCTTCTCCCCATCATCCGGCGCCTTGGGGATGTCGATCTCTCGGGGGAGGAACATTGCCATGGCGATGGGGTGGTCAGCGATCTTGGCCCCGTGCGGGTGGTCCGAATAGATCACTTTGCAGAGTTCATAGGAGGGCTGCACACCGGGGACGATGCTGTCCGCCATGAGCAGAGCGTTGAGGCTACTGCCGAGGTAATCCATGCCGGAATCGGTGTGCTTTGCCATGTGGTGCCTTGCCTATGCTGCGCGAGTTTCTCGCCATAAAGAACACAGGAGGCACCACACAGCTAGTATTCACATTACGAAGTAAGACCTGCGGCGGACGAATGTGGGGGCCAGCGGCAAAAGAAGCCCAACGTAAGCGGTCTGTGTTGAAACTGTTGCTCCGGGTTGACGTAAACCAGCCATGGCAGACTGAGCGGAAACTACCGGCCCATCCGGGTTCAACATCCCGGCCATGGCAGACTGAGCGGAAACTACCGGCCCATCCGGGTTCAACATCCCGGCCATGGCAGACTGAGCGGAAACGTCTACTTCATTTGCCACAATATGTGCCTTCCGTTTTTAAGTGGCGCTCTCGAAGCCCATCTGAACGGGGGCGTTCCATGCGGCTTGTGTCCACGGCGCGCTGGTGTCCGGGTTTACGTCGTAACGGGCGCCCACGGCGCTATACGTTACCAAGATGCCGTTCAGATCACCAGAAACATTGTCCGTTCCGCCCGGACGGCAGATAGACTGGATGTTGCTGGGAACACCTCCATCGTTCTTGGCCCGGAGCCAGTTAAACACGGAGGCCACCACATAACCGGTTGGGACGGTGATGTTTCCCATAGTGTACGTTTGCTTCTGTCCGGCCACGGTAGACTGGTTTACCGTGCTGTCGTTCGTGACTTGTTCGTTCACGTCCATATAAGTTCCCGACCAATCGGCGTCAGCCCCTGCCCCGTTGGGGCGCGTGGTGGTCACGTGACCACCGATGGTGGACCAATCTTCCGTGACCATGATTTGCGAAACGCCGTACGTGTTGTTACCACCATACACCTGAACGCTGGAGATATTGGTAAGACCGGGCGCGTTGAAGGTTACGGGTCCAATTACTGCAACTCGGTTGTACGCTACGAGAAGCGTATGAGTGCCGCTTGAGGAAATGTCCAGCTTTAAGTCAAAGTCGGCATACGAGTTGTACGGGACTGTTCCGGCAGACGCCCCCACGTTCGTCCAAACCGGAGACGGGCCAGTTCCGCTGTTATAAGAAGCATTCCCGTTTCCGTCCACCCTCACCCATGGATATCCTGCGCTATCGAAAAACGTGCGCATGACACCTCCGGGATTTGATTGCCACACTTCCACTTCATGGAAGAACACCGAATGTCCCGCGCCCACTGCATAGTTCGTCAACAGGGGAGAAGAAGCGGGGTCCGTAAGTTGGACACCCATAGTAGAACCGCCAAGATTGAGGGCCGTATCCGAGTAAGTCGGGTCCCACCACCCCACGCTACCACTTATTTCTGTAATGGAGCCGGACACCTGCTTTACACTGTCCAGACGCCCGCCGAGGAAAAGAACCTTTGCCATTTCTAACGCTCCTTAATTCACGGTTCCGGAGGTGATCGGCGCCACACCCTTGAGAGTCATCGCAAACCCTGCAATCGTGCCGTCAGCCGGGGATGGGCCAGTCACTTGGAGGCGGTCCCCGATCAACACCTCAATTGGGTCTCCGTTGGTCGTGGCGAAGGTGACAACGCCAGCCGTGGAGATGACCACCGTCCCCACTGTAACGAAGGCTCCCACACCAGCCGTTTGCTTTCCGATGGTCAGCGTAACAGAATGGGCGGGAGGAGTAAGGGGTGCGGCGGCAGCAGAACCGGCGAAGTTCGCCGGATACGCATATTCGACAGGGGCGGTATACAGCGCCAGCAACTCGCCGTCGTTGGGGGTCTGGTTGAACCATACCGCCCACTGAAGGCCGTACTTGATCGATGCGCCGCTGAAGTCGCCGATCTGTTCTGCAGTCAGGGTCTGCGGGATACCGTTGAGATACCCAATGAACTGTTCCTGACCGGTGGCGCCCGTAGACGCCGGGGGGAGTTGTCCTACCATTCCATCACCCAATGAGTAGAGGTTGCAGTGATCCGGAAACGAGTCCCCGAAATGTTGATAAGCTGCGTGTTGCTTCCGACGCCCCACATGATAAGGGGGTCAGAACCGTCTGCGAACACCTGAATGTTGTTCACCGCCGCATTGTAGGAAGCATCAACGCAGTCAATCCAGTCGCCCGGCGTTGTGTCACTCAGGGGAGGCAGCTGCAATTCGACCGGGGCGACCGAGGTGTCGAGGGCGTACACATTGAGCACGTTGACCGTGAACACCGCGCCGCCGGGGATGACCGAACGCTGCTGCAGCATGAGGTTGGCGTCCGCCACGGTCTGTGCCCCGGTTCCGCCCTGATTGACAGGGGCTGGGAAGTCGACCTTATTCGACCACCACGTCTGCCATTCGATAGCCGAGGGGACGTACCCCGTGAACCAGCCCGGATTGGACGGAACGATCTTGGGAGGAAGGGACGCCATCAGAATTGATCCTTATCGCCGAAGGTCAGCGCGAGTCCGTGAACATACGAGTCGAGCAGGTCGTCTGCTCGTGTTGCTGCCCCCTTGTCGCCGATGCGGAATCCGCCAATCTGCGCTTCGAGGTGGTTTTTTGTGCTGCCCTTGTAGGTGGTGACCTTGTCGTGGGCAACAGTGTGGAGCTTGCACTTTTCCTGATAGTGATACCCGGATACCGAAAAGGCTCGTTCATCCTTGCCCATCGACATCCACTTCCCGCCAATCGGCTTCACCGGGAGGCGTCGCTTCTTGGCCTGCTGCAGCAGAATAGTACCGCTAGCCTTGTCCTCAATGAACACGCCAGAGATACCGCCCCGCGCACCGCATTTCTTCGCCCACCCCTCAAGGTTCGGCATCACACCTGACAACCAGCTGTCCAGCGATCCGCCCTCCACTTGGACGATGTCCCAATCGAGAAGAATCAGCGGGTGCCCCACCAACTTGCTACGCGCGAAGTAGATGATGGCCGTGCCGTCGTTCTGCGACCCGGTCTTGATGGCGGAGTCTATCACTGCGAACACGGAATCGCAATTGCGCGGCAGGGCAACCGGTTCCTTGTTGACGAGCATCTTGTCAATAGCGAAGAACGCGACGCCCGACCAGTCCACCCACTCGGCCAGAATCTCCTGACGGAACACGTCCGGGTGCATCAGTTGGCGCTGCTTCTCGATCCACTCTGGGGACACCAGAGGGTTGGCGTAGCTGGGCGCGTGGTGGATGCGGTTGAAGCCTAGCTCCGGAAGGTGCTCGCACTGCCAGAAAAAGTTTTCCGGGTCGGTGCCGTTCGGGGTCGAGTAGACCCACACGAAGGCATTCGGACGGGTTGCCATGGTCGGAACAATGGACTTGTCCCAGATTTCGCGCATCTGGCCGTTCTTGGTGAAGCCAGCTTCGTCGATCAGGATCAGGTCATACTCGCGGCCACGGCCCGCAAGGAAGTTGTCGTCGAGACGCCAGAAATCGATGATGCCGTTGCGGCTCTTGATCTTGGTGCGGATCGACCCTTCCGACTTGTTGAACTGCTTCTCAATTGGCTGCAGAATGTCGGTAAGCTCGTAATACGGTTCGAGCCACTGCTTGTGTTCGGGGGTGAAGATACCGACTTTCAGCCCCTTGACAGCGGCATCCCCCGCAAGGGTGACGATTTTCTTCGTCTTACCGAAACGTCGACCACATCGCACGAGGTTGTATTGTCCCCGCGTGTTGAAGATATGGGCCTGCTGCGCGTGGAAGGTCGGAAGGTGGATGTGCTTGCCCATCAGTCGGGCAGACCACCATGGACCGTGACTTCCCCGTCGTCATCGTCCAGACCCGAGGCACTGCGCGCCTTGGCGGCCCAAAGATCAGGGTTGGACATCGCGGCGGCCCGGTGACGCGTCGAAATCTGCATCTGGCGATGAGCAGTCATGTCCTTCTTGAGGGTTCGGGTCACCGTCTTGGTGTACGGCTTCTCCCCGTCCATGTCGACGGTTTCTTCCGTCGTCTCTTCACCGATTTCGGGCGTGTCTGCAATGTCCTTCGACTCCAGAATCCACACGTGCTGTTGCGCGATCCGCGCGACGGCATACCTAACCGTGAACTCCGCGTTGTAGATGGGGCTGGCTTCCAGCGTCCATTGCAAAACAGAACCGACCTTGGGGAACTCGCCGGGGCCGCGCTCATAACCACCTTCGTCGAACTTGCAAACACGGGTCAAGGTTTCCCCGTTCGACACGCGGTCAATGATCTCGTCTAGAATGACGTGGTTGTGAATGAATGATGCCATAGCGGGGTGACGAAAGCACGTGTTTCCGCGTCGCGTCAACCAGAACGCCCGGCAAGACCATCGATACGGTTCTGCAGCACCTCTGCGATGAGCCGTGTTCGAAGGGAATTGACACAGTTCTCCGGATGTGGTTTAAAAGGATATAACGCAGAAAGGGAATCACGACATGACCATCATCAACGCCCTCTCCTTCGAAGTCACCGGCACCGAGTCCCCCTCGTGGATGAAGGGCGAGACCCGCGAAGTCGGAACCGTCGAGTGCACCCTTGGCCGTGAAACCCGTCGCGTCGACGCGGTGCGCTACAACTGCGGCAAGATTGTTACGTGGGCTATGGTTGGCCGCTACCTCACCGGGAAGGTGGACCACCCCGCCACCGTCTCGCTGGACGCCGGGAGCGATCGAGATTGGGTGTGGTATGGCAAGAGCCATTCGGCCCGCAACTGCACCAAGACCGGCCTCCGGTTCAAGTGAGAAACCGGGGGCTTCGGCCCCTACACCCTGCAGCCCAAAATAAACAGCAGCATGCACGAAATATATTGACACATTTTTTCGGCTGTGGTAGAAAAGTCTTACAGCGAGATTGAAAGGAACCACGACATGACCACCGAAACCAACACCCCCGCCCTGACCCCCGCCCTGACCCCCGCCCTGACCGCCACCCGCTTCGACACGCGCGAAACCGAGGACGGCACCGAATTCCGCCTGTTCCACAAGCGCAACCTGATCGGCAAGTTCGACGAGGCCGACATCGTCATCGACGAGTGGGAAGAGAAGCTTGCCGAATTCATCGCCGCTGGCGACAAGACCTACGAGGAAGTCGAGTACTTCCTGACCAACGAGCCCGAGGAAGACGGCGAATACGAGGAAGAGCGCGAGCCCGGCTCGGTCGTCCCCGAGAAGTACCGCACCCTGTACGGTTCGCAGCAGAACTGCGGCGATGACGTTGCCGAGGTGCTGACGAACCACGTGACCACGGGCCGCGCGAACAAGAAGAACCCCGACGGCGGGCTCGACCGCGCCGCGCTCCGTGGCGTTGCCGAAATCAACAGCATTGGCGACAAGCTGGCCCAATGGGAAGATAACGGCCTCAACGGCGGCCTTCTGCGGATGAACGTGGCCAACGTGCTGCGGGGGATGGTACGCCGGGGCGAGCGCGTGGAAATCGGCGCAACCGTCTGGGAAGCCGATCCCAGCAAGATGGAAGAGCGCATCGCCAAGCGCAAGGCGGCCCGCAAGGCCAAGAAGGGGAGCGCCGAATAATGATGGGCTCCGAATATAAGGCGCTCCCGCCCAAGCTGGGACAGAAAGACGAGCCCGACGTCAGAATCAAGGTGTCGGGCGGGATTGCGGCGCAGATAATGGCCGCCGCTGTCACTGACGTCCGGGAAGAAACGGTGCGCATGTTGTTCCGTACCAGTGATTTGGGGTTGTTGGTAGAGATCAACCAAGCGGTTGAGAAAATCCTGACCGAGGCAGGCCTGTAGCACAGAACCACGCGGTCACGGCGACAACAGAACTCAAGGACCCGGAGCGATTGCCTCCGGGTCATCTATATTCGGTGCCCGAATAAGGACATCTTCGTATAGAGAGGGTGGGCTGGTCAGGTAGAGGTGGAGCTTTCCCGGTCCATACACTAGATGGGGCCGGAAGCCCGACGGGTAAGGCTCGCGAACATATCGGGGACACGGTACGGTATTGTCTGGGGACCTCCGACGACCACTCTCCGAGGAGCCCGGCGACCACAGGCCGAGGCCGTGAGACAGCCTCTCTCAATGAGGAGCCTCTGCCTCCTCTGGGACCCAAATAGGACAGCTGGACCTCTTTTTATTTTTTCTAAAAAAGTGCGAAAGTCCCCCTCTCTTTCCTGTCCATGTCCAGCCCCGTTATTTGGGCCCCGTCGTCCGGGGGTCTCGGCGGCCTCTAGTAGTCTGGTCCAGTCGACTCCACCTCTACTCCCTCGGATTACTTGACAACCTGTGGCGGGGTGTGGTATAGTCGAGGCTCCTTTTTAACCCGGAGTTTCAGCCAGTGCCCCGTTACACCGCCCCGATCCTGAGCAACCAAGCGTTCAGGCCGTACGATCGCTTCCTTTCTCCCATGGCTCTGGAAAGAGCGCGTCGTCTTCGACTCCACCCCGAAGGGATCATGCACAAGGTCTCAAAGACTGTGAGGGGAGGCTTTGAGGTGGCTAAGTACCCATGGGACAAGATGGAGCTTGGTGACTTTTTCCTTGCCCCCATTGGCGACAAGTCTGCCGAGGGCATGCGCGTCGGCTTCATGAAGGCCGCCACCCGCTTCGACTTTGAACTCACGGTTCTACGGGTCACCATGCCTGATCAGAGAAACCCGTCTGTTGACGTGTCTTATCTGCAGGTCACAGTTTCGGCAATCGGGGTCAACGCGGCTCGTATGCGGGCGTACCGAGAAGGCGTGATGCCTCAGCCTCCAGCCATCGCCAGAGACAAGGAAATCAAGGCTAAGGCAGCCAAAAGGGCGCGGGATCGATACCATGAAGTGGGGTATAAGCCCAAGCGCGTCAAGAAGGCCAACAATGGGACCGCCAAGTCGCCGCGTGGTATCGACAAGTCGGACCCGTTCTGGGCA